ATGCCCACCATCGTGGAGATGCCGACCGAAGCTCTCGGGAAGATCGAGCTGGTCACGTTCGGCTCTGACCTGTCGAAGCAGGCCATGGATCTGCGGGCTGAGGCGTTGAGACGGTTCGCCCTCGCCATGGACATCGACCCGTCGATCCTGACAGGAGCCGGGGAAGCCAATCACTGGGGAGCGTGGCAGATCATGGAAGGACAGATCAACGTCCACATTGTACCGTTGATGGTTCGGATCTGTGACGCCCTGACGACTGCCTATCTCCAGCCGGCGCTGAAGGCGATCAAGGAAGACCCGGATCGCTACGTCTTCTGGTACGACACCGCACCACTGACGGTGCGGCCAGAGCGTCTCAAAGACACCCGGGAGATGTACGACGCGGGTCTGGTCTCTAAGGCCACCGTTCTCCTGTCCGGTGACTACAAGATCTCCGACGCCCCCGACGACACCGAAGACCTACTTCGCTTCACCCGGGAACTGATGCTCCGCGACCCGAACCTCTTCCAGATCGCGGCAGTCCGGAAGGTGGCTGGCTTCACCGAGGAGATCCTCCCCGCTGGCACTGTCGTCACCCCCCAGACACCTGCCCCTGGCATGGGCGGAGCCGGTCCGCCGCCTCCGCCGGCACCGCCCACCGGGATCAGTGCCACCCCGGGAGCTCCGATCCCGCAGGAGACCTCGGCCATCAACGCCCCCGGTGGGCCACCAGCAGCGCCAGCCGCCGTTACCGCGTCGGCCAGCACGGTGAGCAGGTTCTTCCTCGCCAACGCCACGGTCCTGCGAGCCATGGAGCTGGCTGGCAAGAAGCTGGCCGGCAATGTGAACCGGTCGCTGTGCACTCAGTTCAACATCCAGCCGCACGAGCTACACACCAAGATCCATGTCAACGACGAGGAGCACGCCCACAAGCTCCTGGCCGGAGCCTGGGATCACCTCTCACTCCTGGCCGCCCATGTGGACCCAGACATGGACACGACCGCGCTACGCACCGCACTGGATGGGTACTGCACCACGCTCCTGGTACGGGAGAAGCCTCACCACCCTGAGCTTCTGGCCGAGTACCTGCGTCGAATGGGACTGCTGGATGGGGAGTAGGGCATCCGATGAGTCCCGCCTGGAAAGCGTCGTATCGAGCGCACTCCGGCGGTGGCTTGACCGTGCCCGGGAGGCGGTGATGGCCCCGTTCCGCAGTCACAAGATGGTCCCTGACCCGACCGCTGTCTACGCCACGCAGCCGATGTGGGACCGGGAGGTGGACACGATCCTCACCACCATCGGGGAGATTGCGCTGGGCGCCTGGTCGGAGGCCACCGATGTGCCGCCAGTGTCCCGGCATGCCTTCGTCGTGGCCTACCTGGCTGACGTCCGGAACCTGTTGGTGCGGATCCCGGATGAAGTGGCCAACCTGATCTTTGCTGAGCTGACCGACGGTATCAACGCTGGTGAGTCTCTAGATCAGCTCGCTGACAGAGTCGATCGTGTCTTGTCCTACACGGGTAGCGATCGGTGGCCGGGACGGGCGCACACCATCGCTGTCACTGAGGTAACCCGAGCCTATGGGGCCGGGACTATGGCCGCCGGTATCGAACAGTCTCGAATCACCGGAAGGGTCTTGAACAAGACCTGGCGTACGGAGCAAGATCAGCGTGTACGTCCATGTCACCAGGCTGCCAACAACCAGACCGTCCCCATCTTTATGCCGTTCCAGGTCTGCGATGAGCCGCTCATGTTCCCGGGAGACCCGAGCGGGAGCCCAGACAATGTCATCGGCTGTCGGTGCGATGTGGCCATCAGAAACGAGGAGGGGCGCTAATGGTCGATCCGAACCCCGGGCGGGGCATGCCGCTCCAGCTCCAACGTTACTGGTTGGCCGGTAAAGGTGCTGCCAAGATTCGGTGGGGTCTGCCCCACGACTTCGATCGGTGCGTGCGCAACCTCCGCAAGTACTTCCCCAAGAACCCACAGGGTCTGTGCAACATCCTGCACCAGAAGGCAGTCGGGGCCCCCCCCGGCAAAGGTCACGGGCACAGCCTGACCGCCTCGATGGTGGCCACTGATGAGCTGGAGGCTCTGACCGCTGCCCAGGAACTCATCGACAAGCAGCCATATCTGGGTGCGTACCTGTGGGCCGGACCGCTAGCACCGATTGGGAAACCGACTGGGGAGCCGCGCCGCACCCGGGTGTTCGAGCCTGGAGCCCTCACCCATCGAATGCTGCCGTTGCCCCTGGACTGGCGGGAGAAGACCGGTCAGGGCCACGACGGGGCGGTCACCGTGGGGCGGATCCTCGGCCTGACCTACGGACCAGACCACACCGGCCAGGACTATGCCTGGGGGTGGGGAGACTATCTCGACGAAGAGACCTTCAACGACGCCAAGAAGGCCAGGATCCTGGCTGAAGGTGGTGTGGCCGGGCCGTCCCTGGACCCCGGTGGCAAGGTCAACGTCACGGTCAACCCCGAGACCGGCTTCGAGCACATGACCCTGTACGCCATCGGTGGCGCCACCCTGGTGTCGATCCCAGCGTTCGCGGCCCTGCGCCAGACCGTGTTCAACAACGATGGAGACTGGCCTGATGACGACCCGGATATGGCCCTCCCAACCGATGACGACTGTGGCTGTGCGGGTTCCGCCGGAGGAAGCAAGCCCCTGGGTGGCTACATGGCACTGGGTGCGGAGACAGAGACGTTCGCGGTTAACTCCACGGGGTGGCGCGGACTACCCCTCGCTCCTCGTGACGCGCTTTTCGACAATGATGACGCGGTCAAAAGGATCGCTGCCTGGGCCAATGCGGGTGGACAAGGTCCGGATGTCAATAAGCTTCGCCGGGCCTTCATGTGGTACAACCCCCAGCTCTCGGCGACAGACCCGACCTCGTATCGGCTACCGGTAGGGGACGTCATCAACGGCCGCCTCACGATGGTGTACCACGCCATCTATGCGGCGGCGGCGCTGCTTTCTGGTGCCCACGGTGGTCTCCCTGGCATCGACGAAAAGGACCGGGGGGAACTGCGGAACGTCATCTCCTCTATTTACCCGGAGATGGCCACCGCATACGGTGACAGCACTATCCGGGCCCCGTGGGACCGGTCCGCACAGGAGGGAGTACAGCTCGCTATGGCGACACAGGAGCCGTACGGGGACGTGGCCTACGCGGACCCGGGCTACCGAGACAGCAAGAAGCGCTACCCCATCGACACGCCAGAGCACATCCGGGCGGCGTGGGCGTACATCAATGTCCCGAAGAACGCTGGGGAGTACGACTCGACCCAGCTCGCCAAGATAAAGGCTCGGATCATGGCTGCTGCCAAGAAGAACGGTGTGGAGATCCAGGGCACCGAAAACCCCCAGGCATCCATCGAGTACGCCACCACCGGTGAGGGCTACCCGCTGGAGCCTCCAGCCGCTTGGTTCAGCGACCCTGGCCTGGACCGCAAGACCAAACTCACCGTCACCGAAGAGGGTCGCGTCTACGGCCACCTGGCGGCCTGGAACGAGTGCCACCGCGACGTCACCATGCGGGAGTGTGTGATGGCCCCGCACTCGGAGCAGGACTACGCACCGTTCCACCTGGGTGCTGTATACACCGCTGAGGGTGACCTCATCGACGTTGGCAAGATCGTCCAGGACACGCGCCACGCCTCGATCAACCTCGGGTATGCGGCGGCGGCCCTTCACTACGACAACACCGGGGACGAGATCGCAGTGGTCCGGGCCGGGGAAGACCAGTTCGGCATCTGGGTGGCCGGCTCCGTGGTCCCGGAGGCCACCAAGAAGAGAGTGGCCAAGCTGCGTCGCTCGCCACTATCAGGGGACTGGCGTCGGGAGAAGGGCTCCCTGGAGCTGACCGCCGCCCTGGCTGTCAACGCCCCCGCGTTCCCGGTGTATGCAATGGAGAACGAGGAGCGCCTGGCCCTGGTGGCGGCTGGGTCGGTGTGGGATGACGACCCGGACGAGGTCTTCACTGCCCCGGTCGAGCCTCCACCGACCGGGATTGTGGCGGCCGTGGCTCGGGCAGTGGAGGAGTACGAGAACAACGACCGGGCCCAGCGTCTTTCGGAGCTGCTGGAAGATGAGGAGATCTATGCGTCCCGAACCCGGGCAGACCGACTCCAGCGGCTATTCGCCATGGACCCTGCTGCCGCTCCCGCACCTACACCAGCGCCTGCCGCTGCGGCGGTTGCTCTAGTTCCAGCTGCTCCGCCAGTCTCAGGAGCCGCCGCACCGGCCATGGCAGCCCAACCGGCCGAAGACCCCACCGCCGTAGCGCTGGCTGAGCAGATGAATGCCCGGTTCGCGGTGGTCCCTGAGGCCGGCACCGAGCCGGTACAGCCAGCCACTGAGGCTCCCGTCACCGCGCCGGCCCCTGCTGCTCCTGCCGCACCAGCGCCAGCCGCCGCTCCACCACCGACGCAGTAGGGATGACACGTGGCCGGTATCGGTGACGCATGGGGAACGAGGGAGGAACTACTCCACCCTCGTGACAAGCATGGTCGCTTCCGTACGAAATGGAAGATGCCAGAAGGGGTGGTCAACCGGATCACCTCATTCCTGGCTGGCTTCCGGCCACGTACCTTTCAGTCCGACAACCAGGCTTCTCAATACAACCAGAACCTGGCCACCAAAAAGCGTCTGAGTCTTGGTGAGCTGGCCCGTCTCCACGCAGACTACGGACCGGCTGAAGAAGATCTACGTGACGGCATCATCGATGAGCCGTCGACGAAGAAGTTCGTGGCCATGATGGACAGTCATGCCGTTGACCTACCTGACGATGTCATCGTGTCCCGTGTCGTTGGCCCCGATGCGTTCGGTCTCACCCCCGAGACGATGCACGCCGAAGACGGTGGTCTGACTGACTTCACCGGGAAGCTCATTGCGGACCGTGGGTACTCGGCTGTCAACCTGGGCACCCCCCTCGGTGGTGGCTCCGGCCAGATCACCATGTCCATTGCTGTACCGAAAGGCACCAAGGCCACCATCCCCGGTCAGGGTGGCAACGACCGGACCATGTACCTGCAGCGGGACCAGCCATACCGGATCACCAAGGTCAAAGAGGATGGCCGTGGTGGCTTCTACGTCCTGGCCGTGGCTGAGCCTCACACCGCCGGTCAGACTCCGCAACCTCTTGGTGGGCACGTAGGGGCAGGGCGGCCCAAGAACCGAGAGAGCGTCGTACAAGAGGCCCAGCGTGGCCAGGCCAAGTCGATGAAGGCTGAAGGCGATCAGCCGTCAGCGGCTCCGACGCCAGTGGGTGACGGTGGCCAGCCTCAGGCCGACAACACCCCGCAGGCCCAGCAGACCCTCCCCGATGGCACCCAGCCCCGCAACGAACCGGTGGCGGCTGAGTCTATTGGAGGGGGGCCGGCAGCACCTGCGCCTGCTGGAGCACCTCCGGCCCCCCAGGGCAACGTACCGGAGGCTGCCCCGGCGCCACCAACTCCCCAGGTCCCTGGTGTGGGGCCATCTCCCGAAGACGCGGATGTGGCCAAGCTCCGGGGCCGGCGTGAGGCCCGGGCCCGGTTCCAGGCCATCGCTGACCGGGTCCCTCAAGGCAACGCTGGTGCGGAACTGGCTGAGCTGGTCCACAAGGGTGCCGACAATAAGACCATCGCTGAGCACATCCGGGCCTGGGCCAGTCACCCCTCTATGGATGAGGTCCATAAGGATCAGAAAGACCGCGTACGGCATGAGCTTGAACGGGTCGCTGAGGCGTTCGAGGCAGACAAGCCGACCCTGGGTAAGCAGCGGATGGCCCGTTCCCTGGACCAGTCCAATATCGAGCTGGTTGGAGGTCCACGGGAAGGCAAG